TATCTGTTGACATTTTTGTCTCCTATAACTTTGGTTAAACTTCAATTGCTCGTCTAAACCAACCTAACCAAAATTTCTCTTGATTTGGTTTGTCTATAACTATGTTAGCAAATCGTAACACACGATATGCCCTTACTCTATCTAATGAGATATTTTGTATAGCATTTATTGTATTTGGTCCTATTCCACCATCTACTTCTATTTTGTTTCTATTTTTAGAATTAGCGGCCTGTTGTAATACTTTAACAGCACCTTTTCTACCAAAATTAACACACATATCAAAATAAATATGTCTTAATTGTGGAGGAACTTCATCACACTTACCTCGTCTCCAATAGTCTGTATGATATATCTTTTTAGCTTGTTCTTTGGTAAGATTTTTAATATCCACATCAGGATACCATCTTTTAGCGATTCCATACTTGGTTTCACCTCCAGCATCATCAGGGTCATTTACATAACCACCCTCGTGGTCTAAAACTATTTCTATTATTTCGTCAAATGTTGTTTTCATATAAACATCCTCATTTCATATATAAATATATATTAAATAAAAAAACCCTCAATATTTCTTTGTATTGGGGGTTTTCTCATATTTTAGTTAAGTATTTTATTAGAATTTAAGTATTGCGTAATCATATCTTAATGTTAGTGCAATTTCTACAGGATCTGATGAATCAAATGCTAAGTCACCAAAATTAGCACTTTGAATAAATGCACCTTTTAGTTCCCATTCTTCAACAACAGCACCTACAGGATCTAAAACATTAAATGTGATGTTTTTCTTATAAAAATCAGCATATCCATCTCTACCAGTAACTGATTCGTGGTGTAATCTAATCCACTCAATCACTTGTTGAGAAGCACTTGGTACGATTGGGTCGTATAAAGTAATCTCTAATGGTTGCCATCTTGTTTTACCTTTAACATATCTTGTTACATTCATATGTTCTAACACTACTTCATCCGAATCAACTTGTGGACGATTCATAGTTTTAATCAAGTATGCATTAATACCATCTATTTGCATTATAAATCTATTTTTGAGCTTTGGCTCAAAGGGGGTAAACATTATATCTTGTGGTTCTAATAATTCGGCCATTTAATTTCTCCTATTAAGTACTTAAACCTTTAATTCATATATAAATATCAAGAAATATAAAAAAAAGGGACTTATATTTCTATAAATCCCTTTAATTTAGTTATTTTCTTAACTATTACTCTGGAAAAGAAGCACCAGTTGGTTGTACTGTAAAGTCTAATACAATAAACTCAGCAGTTCTTGTTGGTTGTAAGAATAATTGTCCGACTAATTGATTTCTATCAATTGTGTCAGGTGTGTTATTCGTTTCATCCATCACTACTCTAAACGCACTCAAACCACTTTGTGATTGAACTTGTTCTAAGAATGGATTAACAATTCCCAAGAATCTTCTTCGTGTTGCCGCTGTATTTTGTTCAAATACAAGGAATCTTGAAGAAGAAGCAACAAACTTCTTAACTCTGATTAATAATCGTCTTACATTGATTCTATCAAGAGCACTTGATTTTTTCTGTAATGTTTTTTGTCCAAACACTGTTACCCCTTGTCCAGGGAATGTAGCGATTGGATTAATATTACTATCATATAAATCATCACGATTACCTTGTGTTAGTTTTCTTTCAGCTTGAATAGCAGTTGTGATTCCACCACGATTCAATCCAGCAGGAGCGAACCAGGGGTGTGCAACTCTATCGTTGAATGCATATATTCCACCTAATACTACTGATGGTGGCACCCATCTTTGAACACCAAGTTGATTATCAGGTACTTTAACCCAAGGCCAATACATAGCTGCGAAGTTTGAATCTCTAGCTTCACCTCTAGCAGTAGCTTGTGCTAATGTTGAGTTATAAGGAACCGGGTCGAGAATTGTAAAACAATCTCCTCTTGATTCACATACATCAATTGCTTTAGCAGATACAGCTGTATGAACTGAATCTATGATACCTGGTAATAAGATTAAATTAACATCAAACTCATCTTGGTTAGCAAGTAAGTCAAGAGCCTGTTTATAAGCATCTTCACCATCAGTAGCTGCTGTTGGGTCAAGTCCTTGTGAATTGTTTTCTTCTATGTTTTCATAGAAAGTAGCAGTTACTCCACTATCCCCATTATGATTACCAAGAGCATCAAATCCACTATGTCCATCTGTACCACCAGAAAATCCACCTTGTGATGAACCACTACCTACAGCAGGTAAAGAAGATGAATTAGCAGGAACTCTTACATTTCCGTTTTCATCTAAGTAATCAACTAAAGGTGTACCAACACTTTTAACTCTTACGAATCTCGATGCATTTGGATAATCACCATCTAATTTAATATATTTTACACCATTATCATCTTGAACAGTTTGATTTTGGTCACCAATTACTTTTGCAACATAATTAGTTGAATTAGGGTCTAATGTTAAATTATTGAATGTTTCAAGTGTTTGTTTTCTTTTAATATTATCATTACCAGCTCTAATAGCTAAATTAAAAGTACCTTTATTGTTATTTTTTGAAGTAACTTCAAATCTAACATTGTGTTTTGAACCACTTAACAATATATTATTAGTTGTAGCTGTTGTTTGAGCATTGTTCATTATTGTACCATCAGCTAATGTTTCTAATGTAAATGCAGTTGTTGAAGTTCCAGCAGTATCAGTACCACCTTGAGTTGTAAACTGAGTTGTGAATGTTGCACCTGAACCAGTTGCAACAACTAAACCATTACCAGAAGTTCCAGCAGATGAACCTGATATACCAATCAAACCTGCAATACTAGTTGCGGTAAAACCACTTAATCCACTTACTGTATTAAATTCATTTTTAAAGTTAGTTGCGAAATCTGTTACACTAGAACCCCTAGCAAAGAATCTTATTGAATCATCACTCGCATCTTCATTTGGAACAGCTTGTCCAATGAAGTCAATTACAGTACTTCCGTTTGTTACTCTGATTACATCTGATTCTTCAATACTTGATGCTACCATTGTCATTGAACCACTACCAAATGTTGTTCCAGTAACAGTAGTACTATCAGAAGTTAGTACATCGGATGTAGCTGGTGCAACTGAACTACCCCCATTTGCCATTACCCTAACTACAGTTAATGTGTCTGAATTTTTTAAATATTCTTCTGCTGCATGTGATGTTAAAAACTGAAATGAATTTGAACCACTTTTGAACACATCTCCGAATTTCGCTTGGAAATCAGAATATGATGTTACAACAGTAGGTATTCCTGCAGGACCTTTGAGTGTTGGTCCGATTATAGCAGCTCCTATATCAGCGACAGCGGAAGGTAAAAATGTCTGGTCTATTTCATTCGTAAATACACCAGGACTTATAATTTTTTCGGCCATTGAATTTCTCCTAAGTTAACTTATTTTTTGAGGTAAATATACTATTTTGCGCATTAGTATTATTCATATATAAATATATGATTAAATTCTCAAACAATGATTTTTTTTTGTTTATTATGATTTATTTTCAGTTGGTGTGAATACACCTGTCTCAGGATTTAAACTACCTTGTCCGTATTTTTCGGTAATTCCATCGAGAAATTTCTTTTCTTCTTCTTGAATTGATTTTAAGGCATCTTCTAAAGTTACTTCATCATTATCTAATCTAATTTGAGCTAATTTTAATTGTCCGAATTGATTTTGAACATTAGCATAACTTTTTTGTATGTTTTGAACTTGTGTTAGTTCGTCTTCTGTAAATTTTACTTCTTCTGGCATTGTAACCTCCAATTATGAATTGTTTATTGTCTATATATAAGTATATATAAATTTTGGAAACAAGTGATTTATTTTCCCACTTGTTTGTCTGTAGCATCACCTTCCATACCAAAAGTAACTCGTGATGTTGTTGTGAATTTTTTCATATTTGATACTTTGTTTGTAATTACTGAATTTAAGTATTCAGGTAGTAAATATGCTTTTGATGTAACACTAAATGTTGATTTTATAAATCTTTCACCATCTTGATTCATTTCTGATGCATCTGATACACTATCGATTGTACATAAGAATTTATTATTAGTTCCATCACCCCAATAGGTATGTGATTGGTCGACAAAAGATTCCACTAATGGATTCATTTGTTCAATGAAGTTTGTCCATAGTACAAATTCATATGTTACATCTGTATAGTTTGGCATTCCAGTTGTGATTACATCATAAGTTGGTTGAACTCCTTGTTGAACCGAAAATCTATCATATTGATTGTCTTTACTCCATTTATTAGCCCTAACAACATCTATATGATTACCTTTAACATCGTGTGGAAAAGATTGTCCTGATAAATCATTTCTTGCAATTTCTGTTCTTCGTAACATTATTAATGGAAGTATTAATGAATTGTTTTTATCTCTCAATACTCCTCTTTTTCTAACAGCTTTCCATCTTTCTTCATTACCATAAAATACAGGTATTTTTAGAGTTTCATTAGCTTCTCTAACCATTGGTTTCATTACATTCTTGACATGATTCAAAACTGCAGTATCAACATCTTTAAGTGTTATTGCATAATTATCTGAAAGATTATTACCTGGTATAATAGTTGTTTCCCTATTACCACGAATAGTTGTTCCTTTGGTAGATACTTCATTAGCTCTATTAACTAATTCCCTATTCACCACACCTTTGTTTGTAATTTTATTAACGGCCATTTCGTTTCCTCAATGCTTTTAGTTTATCTTTTTTAGTTTTAACTTTACCTTTAAATTCTTGTGATTTGATACTACTCATATCAGCTTTACCAATTGCAATCTCTTTTTTAATATCCACCTCAACGGCTTTTATACCTGTTTGACTTGGTGAATCAAAGTTATCTAATTTATTCATCAACTTACCCATCATCTGTTCCATTTGTAAGTTACCATTTGGTTCAGGTGTGTAAGTATGTTTTCTTTCACCATACACATCTTCATCATCTTGAACATTACCACTTACCTTAACTTCAGGTTTAGGTTTTTCTATAAAGTTAGGATTTGAAGTATCATATTTCGTAATTCTTTTTCCTGTTATTCTTTGAACACCCATTATTTTATACCTCGTTTTTTAAATCTTTTTATCTGTGCAGGTGTTCTACCAGTTCTTTCTAAAATTTTGTTCTTTTTTTGTCTTTCTTGTTTTCTATGTTTTGCTGCTTTGTTTGGCATTATCTTGGTCTTTCTTCAATTTGTAATGATGATAATCTTGAACGATGTGCAGTAGCTACAATGTTGTGTTTAAAATTTGGATGTCCTGCAAATAATTGTGGTTCTGTTGTACCATTAATTTCCCAATAGTAATCATTCCAATCAACAATATCACCAGTTTCAGGATAGAAATTTAATGAACCACTTGATAGATTTTCTCTTTGAAAAAACATTTCAATTGATGAATTGGTATCTGCACCAAATTCATCTTGTATTACTTCTGGTTCATTATAATTAATTAAACAATTAACTCTAAATCCTATATCATAATATTTAGCCGTAGATTCACCATAAACATTGTCTTCCGTTCTTTCAACATTTACTTTATAAATATCAACTGATTGACCAATGATTTCGTCAATCAATTCTTCATTCATTTGGTTGATTAAATCAAATTCTTTTTGTGGTATAAAAAATGGTTTTGTTTGAGACATTTATTTATCCTATGTATATTTTTAATGGTGCTTTATTCAATACTTCTTGTTGAGCATTTGCAACTTCTTGTTCAGTAACAGCTTGTTCTTTTTTACTAACAGCTTCAAAGAACTCTTTTAATTCTTCTGAAAGATTTGCTTTTTCTTCTCTACCTTCAGATTTCAAAGCCTCACCATCAAGTGATACTTCACCGTTAGGAAGTGGCATTGAAGCATATTTACTTCTAATTATTCCAAGAAGTTCTTTTGCTGTTGCTAATGTAAACTTTCTTATCCAATTTCTACCCATTGAATTTATTTCTGTATAGGTAATAAACTTATATGGGATATTAGATGGATCTGATACTTTTCCACTTGTGTGAGATTGAGTTACATCCGTTTTATCATCTCGTTTGTAATAATGGAAGTATATTTTACTACCATCATCATCATCTTTTGGTAATGGGAATATTCTCATTTTGTTATTTACTAATTCAAATGAATATGCTGATTTTCTTACTTTATCATTTGTTTCGATTGCATTTGCTCTACCTAAATCATAAGATATTGGCCTTAATATATAAGAAACTGCTGGGGATACATTACCCATACCAAATGAATCTAATAATTCAATATTATCATATGCTCCAGCAAATGGGTCATAGAATTTAGATATAGCAGCGGGACCTTCGTTGAATACTCGTTGAACTTCTATCCTATCAGTTCCCGTAACAGTTGATTCAAAATTACCCTCACTTGGTAAATCATAAACTTGTTGAGATGAAGTAAGGGTTATTGAACCTGTAAACATTGTAGTGTTACCACCAACATTTACAGCTTGTCCATATTGTTCTGATAGAGTAAATAAAGACATTCCCCCATTTGGAGTTTCAGCTTGATGTGAACCTGTACCACTATATCCAGAACCAGTAGTGGTGTTTCCATAATGTTCCCACATCCAATTCTTTGTATTGTAATGATTGATTTGTTGTGAATATTCTGATACTGCTTCTTCAAAACAAGCATATATAGAACCTGAACCAAACTCTAATTGCATAACTGGATGTCCGAGTTTTGTCGCCACATATTTACAGACAGTTAAACTATCGTTTTGAAATTCAGTATCAGAATCATAAATTCCATGTGGTGTAGAATCTACAACTGAACCTGAAGCTGAAGGGTTTTCATATAAAAATTGAAATTTTGACATTTACTATTCTCCAAAATTGGGTATTATTCTTCATATATAAATATCAAAATAAACAAAAAAGGGTGAGAAATTTCCCACCCTTTTGAGTTATCATATTATAATTAAATATTATGAAAGAGTTGCAGTGTCATTAAGTACAGCTTCTACATGCCAAGATGTTCCATCTGAAACACAACTCACCACATCACCAATTTTTCCATTAGCTAATGTAATAGCTGTTTTACCAGTAATTGGAGCTGATACAATAGTTGAAGCATTTGAAGCATCAATCATTTGTCCTTGTAGTTTTCCTATTTCACCACTTGAACAAGAAATGATATGGTTATGTGCAGAACCAGCTACAATTTTAAAATTCAAACCAGCTGTTGCAACAGTTGGTAAAACTAATGTTCTAGCACCACCACTCAATGAAATTAAAGCACCTGTATCTCCAGCCGCTAATGTTCCAACGTCACCAGTTTTAACTTCTATTTTTGAACCAGCGATTTGATTACCACCTAAGTCAATAGCACCAGTTATTGTACCACCATCGGTAAGATTTAGAGCACTTTCTCTGTTGGAAATTTTATATTTTCCTATTCTTTTTGCCATTTTTATTCTCCTAATGTTGAGTCACTACTCTCAGGATTGTTAATTTTTTTATACTAATGGTGTTTAGTGACTACTTCCACTAGTAAATTA